CGTTAGCGATAAGCGAACCGAGGTCTGTCGAAATAAAGAAACCTGACACACCAGGCTTGTCGTCGAACGCTTGCGATGCCGCACCTTGAATAAGGTCTGTTGGCAGTTGGAGTGCAGCGAAACCGTAACGGGAACCTGTCTTCAACTTGTCTACAATGTTGCGTTGCAGCCAGTTCTTTTTACTTTTCTTGTTTTCGTCAATTTGTGGTTTGACACGGGCAGCAGATTTAGCGATACCCAACACTTGTTCATCGGTCAACCCGGCTTTAGCGGCAGATAGTTTCACGCCACTGTCAAGAAACGGGTACAGGTTGTGGAGAACACCTGCACGTTGAGCGACCTGCGGGGTCAATGTTGCTTTTAGTTGTTCACGTTGCCGTTCTTCGGCGGCGATTGTGTTCCAAATTGCGTCTTCTGTCTCAGGTGAATCCATCAGCCACCGAACCTCAAAGCCGACAGCAAGTTGGCGAGGTCATCGTTCGGGTATTGTTCGTAAAGCATCGACAGTTCTTCCAACACAGGGTCGGCAGGGTTGAACATTGTTGGCGTATTTTGGTAAATCGGTGCCAACGTGTCATTCGGGCGTTCTGTTGGGCGGTCCAATGCGCCAAGCGAGCCGGGGGTTGGGCGTGGTTGGGCGGGTGCCGGTGCGGTAACGGGCGACTGGCCCATCGGTACTGCTTTCTGTGCAGCCATCTGGCGGCCTGCTTCACCGTAGGTTTGTCCTGTTGCTGCTTGTCGAGCGACTTTTTGTGCAGGGTTGCGCAAATCGGAACGATTCGAATACTGTTCCGCCATCACATTCCTCCGAGTTGTGCCAACAATCCTTCAACTGACGGTTGCGGCGGCCCCATCGGTTGTTCCGCACCCATTCCAGGTGTAGCAAGACCGGGCATTGTTTCTGGTGTACCTACCGGTGCCGGTGTTGCTTGTCGTTCTTGTGCACGTTTCTGTGCCGCTTGGATAGCAGCCGGAAGAGACATTGCGTTCGATGCCACCTTTTCTGCAATGAAAGCCAAATCATCAGGCTGGTAGGGGCCGTTCGGGTCAGATGCTTGTGCCTGTATCGACTGGAGTAGCGCCGACTCGATACCTTCAGCGACCAGACGGTCACGTTCCAACTCTGGGTCAGAAATAAGCGGATACGCTTCACGGGCAGATTCCTTGGAGATGAGGCCGGTGCCGAGCAACTGGCCCAACGTTACCGTCAAAGAGTTGACATCGGAACCTGATGCCGAGTATGCGACATAGTGGAAGTCGGTTTCCCACAGTTTGTTCGGTGTGTAGTCCTTGATTCCGCCGCCCATGCCGGGGATGAAGAACGATTTGGGGGCGTTACCCCAATACGCTTTTTCCATTGCGATAGCAATTTTGTCTTCTTCCAAGATTGCTGAGGCGAACACTTCTTGTGCTTCTTGGACACGGAAATCGACTGTTGCTGAGAGGATGGATTCGCCACGGCGACCGGTGCGGATGTTGGTGCCGGATTCTCCACCGAACTCTGCGGGGATAGCACCCTCAAGACGCTCCTGGCGTTCCAGTCGGTCCAATGCAACATCTGTTTTGTAGCCTGGGTTCAACTGCAACTGTTGAATGTCGCCACCCTTCACGACACCCAACTGGCCTGTTTTGCCGTCAGCAATCTGAATAACCTCCGGGTTTTCTCCCGGTCGGGCAATCAGATATTCGTCGGGGAAAATGCCTCGTTCGATAGCGATTTCGGTAAGTGCTGTCAAACGTGCACGGGTGTAATACATTCCGAGGATTCCGTCGAACTGGCCTCGGGGACGGTCAAGGTTGATGCGGCGGGGGACAACAACAAGGGGCATACCGAGACGGTTCGGGATGCGGGACAGTTCAATGACATGGGCACCCTGATACATCTGTCCGGTGACAGGGTTACGTTCCTTGTCGGTTCCCATGACAGCGGTAACAATTTCGTTGTCGCAGACATATTCCAAGATGGTGAACATGGTGTCCCATGACGGTTCGCCAACTTTCAACCTGCCGTCAAGAGTCGGACCGTAGTTTTGCATCAGCCAACGGTACGAACGGTTGTAGGTGAAAATTACGTTGTCGGGGACAGGGTTCGTGGGGTCTGTGACAGGGGCACAGAACGTATCGAGCGGGTTCCGAAGATGCCATTCGGGGAGACGTTTATCGAAGTTCGGTTTGATGAACACGGGGGCTTCGCTGTACGCCAACAGGTGTCTGGCACGATGCCGCATTTTTTGGCTCATCCGGTTTTGGTCCCAGATGGAAAGCATTGCTCGTTTGCGGTCACGGGCAAGGTTCTTTGACCGTTCTTGTCCTTCACGCAACGCCGGGAAATACGGTGCGGGCATCGTGGACGAGACACGCATACTCATCTGGTCCAAGCCTTGCACGAGAAGGTTTGCGACAGACGTTTTAGTGTTGCGGTCCAGTTCGTTTAGTGGAACAACAACGTCTCCGTTGGCGAGGTTGCGGACTTCACGCATCTGCGCAAGAACAGGTCCTTTAGATTCGTAACGCTCTTTGTAGAGGGCAACGATTTCCTCGACTGTTTTCATTTACTTGAACCTCGTCATGCCGCAGATACAGGCAAACGATAACACATCAGGAAACGAGCCACGATGGTCGCCACATCCTCGGGGGCTTTTTGGTGCGGCGAAGGTTCGGGATGTTGAGTGCAGCCATCCAGAGCGCCATCACAATGTCGGTCCCCGATTTCTTTTCTCGGTGCCATCCGCAGAGTTCATCGACGGCAGCCAACGTCTTCCAGTTCCCTCGCATGGTGGGGAAACGGAGCGCCCCGGTGCGGAGCAGCGGCGGCAACAAAGCCTCCACACCCAGGTTCTCGTCAATCTTGTTCCGGTGCGTCTGGTGGGGGATGACGTTCACCTGTTCCCGTGTCTGCCATTTTCTGACGAAATCGTGGGCGAGAAGGAATCGTTGGGCGGCGTTGATTTCGACAACCCAATGGGAGATGGGGTAACCCAAGTCGTGTGACCGGTCCTGCCATTCTTGCATTATCCCGGAGTATTCGCCGGTGGTCGTGTTGTATCCCAACAGTTCTTCGGCGGTCAGTTTGGTGCGTTCAATATCCACAACATGGTAGATGTTGGTTTCTGGCTGATAGATAATCCACACCAACGCCCAAAACATTGTGGGGGACGGGTCTACTGCCACAATCGATATCCACGGGTGGGCGAGGCCCCGTTCGATGTAGCCGTGTTGCCGGTCGTTGTCGATACAGCCCTGATACTGCACCCCGTCCAACCCTTTACCGCCGGTAATCCAGGTTCGGTCAACAAGTCTAGAATCTAAGTCTAAATCTTCTTGTTGGTAGACGACACGAAACACATCCGGTTTGCTGTACCGGATAAAAGACAGGTCTTTCCACGGTAACCGTTTCGGGTCCAGCAGCGGCCCGTCGGGGTATGCGGGGGCTTTGTACCGTTTCGATTCTTTCCCCGTATCCAATTCTTCGTAATACGCTTTGTAGATGATTTGGCGGTACTTCTGTTTCTTCAACGGTTCAATTTTCGCCAAATCTTCCGGGTTTGTGATGTCCGACCCGTCGTAAACGTCGTCGATATCTTCGTCGTAGGTAACTTTGGATAGGCAGTGGGCATATATGTCCCCGGACCCCAAACGCTGACCGATAACTGCGAGCAGTCCACCTGGGTCAACACGGGCTTCTGCCACGTTGTCCCATCGTTCCAACAGTTTGTCTCGGGCGACGGACTCTCTAGCGTTGTCGGGTGAAGCAACGTCGTCAAAGAGACACATATCGGCACGGTGACCGATAAATTCGGATTCGATACCGTAGGCTCGGACGGTTGGTTCTTTGTTGTCCAACCCGGCCCCATCCAACTGTTCGACAATGAATTCTTCTGCTCGCCACAAAGCCGTCTTATCAATCGGCTTAAAACGGCCATAGTCGATTTGTAGGCAGCCTTCAGCATTGAGCGCTAAACCTTTCTCTACCATAATGGGGTCCGGTTCGAGCGGGGTCATCCGCTCAAGTGTTTCCCTGATGCGGCGGGAGTACATTTTTGCCATCGGCAGGGTGACCGACCCAATGAGGATACGGACTCGCCGGTTGCGGCAGATAGCCCACACAGCAACATCGTGGAACAGGGTAGATTTGCCTGCACCTGGGGGGACGTTGATGACTACGAATTCTTTTTCCTCGGACTCCAACAGTTCAACGATTTGGACTGCTGCTTCGACCTGCCACGGGGAAGGGATACGCCCCAAATAGCGTCTACGAAAGAAATCGAAATCTTCCAAACCACGTTTTGCTTCATCCCTCAACTTGTCGTAGGGGATAGCACCGGGAAGGTCTACCGCATCCATCAGGCTGTTGTACGACCGGGATTGGATGCCGCCTGTCCCGCCGACAGGTTTCTGTGCCCTGGCCTGCGCAGCCTTCGATTCGGCCTCAGCCGCTTTCGCTTTCTGCAACCATTTCGTACCCGTGTTGTAATGGATACCAGCGATGCGGCAGGCTTCACGAATATTTTTACCTGCCGAGACAGCAGCGAAGAATCGTGCTTTGTCTTCTATCGGTACTTGACGTTTAGTCCCCAACGGGACCCCCAGTTACTTAGACTGCTTCTTTTTAGGTTTCGAAGCCTTGATGGCGGCGGCAGTACCAACACCTTCACGAACAACCTTACCGGCTTTGTTCATGCCACGCAAAACAGCAGCGCCGGTTTCTGCACCGATACTCGCAGCCTTGTTACCTTCTGCTTTAGCCAAACCGCCCATGCGGGCAGCCTTCTGTGCAGCCGAACCAATATTTGTAGAACGCAACGTCGGGCCGAACGGTGTCATTGTTTTAGACACCTTGCCGCCTGCACCAGTTGCTTTTGCTAGAGGACCCAACAAAACTTTCCTGCCAACAGATTCGACACCGCTGCCAACCTTCGCAGCAATCGCCTTCTTAACCTGTCCGGAACCCGGCAGAGCCGTAACTGCCAGCAAAGCATTGGCAACATTAGACGCTTTCGTTGGTTGAGACATGGCGATACTTGTACCAACCGGGGCACCAGAACCAGCGAACCCCTTACCGGCCTGTTTCACCGGTGTCTTAGCGTTCGACTCGAACCGGTTGTCTTTCGTAGACTTTCCGAGACCCTTAGCCTTCTGGCCCGGTGCAACAATTGCTTCAGTTGGTTTCGATGCAGGTTTCAACTGCGGCATCCCCTTCGGAGGTGTGAAACCTTTCGATGTTTTCTTTGCGGCCATAAGTTGCAAACTAGCATACGTCTGCTATAGTCCGATGCAACTTCAGCGAATTCACGACCCTTACCTCGCTAAGAACACGCATGGGAAGCGAGATGGGTAAATGTGGCCGGAAACGGGGACCGCCCTCCCATGCACAAACGCCTGACAGGTTACCTAGTAACGAGACAAAGAACGGAACCTGCCAGATACGTTGAGGGGAAGAAAAAGACATTAACGGTGTCGGCTAAAAATCTTGGTCACGGCCACCGGTCTGCTTTAAAGGCAGCGAAGCGTGGGGGGGACTAAACAAGACTGTCCGGTCATATGGTTTAGTTCCGGTCGCTGCGCTCCCGGCTGCCGCCCTCGCCGGAGGCTCGGTTGCCTTCAAGAGCATCGAAACTAGCCACGAAACAACCCAGACCCGGCGGACACTTTTTCTTTTTAACCATTTTCTTTTTCCAAAAGCAAATGATAAACACTTGGCGGCCAGCCCGAACCGTACAACAAACCCAGCACACAGACAACCACACCGCCCAACCAACCAAAAGAGTGACAACATCCCCAGCGGGTATACATATATCCCCCCGCCCGTATGGCTCGGCAGACCCCCAGTTGGACTTGTTGTCTAGACAGGAATTTTAGGCTTTTCTCCTACGGGCATAGGACTATTTGGCTAGACTTTCTACCTAGACTTTCCCGCTAGACCTAGGGTCTAAACCTGCACACGGAAACTAACCCGCTAGATAATTGCAGGCAGAAAGTAATCAGGTAGTTAGTTCGAGTCGATGCCTTATTCCGTATTGTGGAATGGTGTTCCGTTTTTGTTGAGAGTGGTTCTCGTTGTGTTAGGTGTCCCTTACTTTGTTAGGTGTGCCTAACGTTGGTGACCGAACTGGTGTTCGTGTGACATATGTCATATTGACTTTTGGTGGCGGGTTGATTAGACTACCCCGCCCCGAACGTATGTTCGTACAGGCGAACGTGTGTTCGCTTTGGGGTGTGACTAATGTCACGCTTACTTAGTTTTTTTCTTGGACGTTTCTTTGACGTTTTCTTACCTAATTCTTACCTTTATCCTTTATCTTGGTATTTGTAAGGGACAGAGCCACACGGAACGAATGTTTCACGTGGAACACATACAGAAAGGGACACAATGCAAGTAGGGCAGGTCACTAAGGGGACGTATAGGGGCGCAATAGTCCAGCCGTGCGACACGATGGAGTGTCCACGATTCACAGGGGCGAACGGCAAGACCGTCACCATTTGCGCCATCGTCCTAAACGGTGAGGTCGGGTTGATTCTCGCCCTCAACGATACGGAAGTACGGTGGCTCTCATGACCGACCAAGAGAAAGCACTAAAGACACTCCTAAAGGCTGACCTATTGGGGGGGCGTATCGGTATCGCCCAAGAGTCAGCCCTAAAGGTTCTCCGTAGGGACATTACGAACGGCGACGATTGGGTTGCCCAACTGGTAACGGAGGTCACGACGAAGACGGGCGTAGAATCCACGGAGGCTCTCCTCCGTCTCCTGTACCTGTACGGTGTCGGTTCTATCGTGGACGGCAGACTCAATTAGACACCCCCACCCCTAGTCCGATACAGTCGGCGTAGGTTCATGACCTACTAGGGGACTACCGTCACACGGACGGCGACACAAAAGAAAAGGGACAAACAATGGAAAAGAAAGTGTTTGTGCTATGCGCACGACGTTGGTTTGACAATCCGAACGGAAATAGTTACTACTCTCTGGCAGTAGTTCACCCCGACGGGGACAAAGAGACCCTAACGGGGTTCACCTACGGTCATGGTTACGCCACCTACATTCATCACGCCACCGAATTTCTCAAGGGACTTTATACGTCTCTAAACTTCGACACGGACGTTCGGTTCGTCGTAGATGAGACAGAGGTCATGCGCAAGAAAGACCTGCACAAGGTGGCACGATGAAAACACATATGGTGCAAATTGTCTACCGCACGGGGACTAACGAACCCTCTCCCCGTCCTATCCTCGCCACACACTATGTGGACGCACATTCCGCACCGGAGGCATACCGCAAGGTAGTGGACTTCTACTACAAGGACGCAAGGGTCATTGACTGTTACGTCACGGCAGACGAATACAAGTTCGTGACGGACGCACCGAACAAATAGAAAGGGACAACTAATGGACAGATACCAAGTACGACGACACCTATTCGCCACTACCTATTGGGGGATTTACGACACGTTCGCTAATGCGTTCGTCCGTCTCCCGAACGGGCGTGACTCTTGGGCAGACAGAGACGACTGCCAGACATGGATAAAGACCGAACAACTAAACGAAAGGGACAACTAATGGCGACGATAGACGCCCTCACAGGGGCGACACGGGAACGGGAACGTGCAATGTACGTCCGATACCACAGATTGACCGACACGCAAGCCGACAATGTTATGGCTTGCACAACGCACACGGAACGTGAAAACCTGTGCGAACAATACCGACAGGAAAACAACGGAAAGGGAAAATGATGGGGAAACGAATGACGAAAGAAAAATGGGACATTGTGTTCCGTGCGCTCTCACGGGGCATAGATGAGATGGTTGCCGAAAAGGACGGCAACGAGGACTATGACCGTGAGGTTGAACTGGCGCAAGAGGCTTACCGTATTCTGTGCGCACGTTACGGGAGGGACAACTAATGACATTCACGGTATGGGTTGGGGGTGTCGAAGTGAACGACATCTATCTGCCAGAGCATGACGCTATGAAACTGGCGGAACATTATTTAGAGCAAGGTTACGACGACGTTCAGATAGAGAGGGTGGACTAATGGAACTGACGGAACGTGAATGGTCAATGATTAGGTCGGCTCTGAATGTGGCTAGTTTCCGGTGGCGTGACCTTGCCGACGACAACTTGGTGGCTTATAGTGACCTGCCGAACTGGAAGAAAAGTGAGATGACCGATAAGCAACATGAGGCGGTTCGGGACACCTACTACGAATTGGCTAAGGAATACAAGGAACTGTGGAACAAGGTGAGGAAGGGTTAGTTATTTCGGGTGACTAGCAGACAGGCAGGTGCAAGTCCTGCCCACCCACTACACGCAACCTAAAGGGGGTTCGTGTGAGACCTAGAAAGGGGTCTGTAATGAAAACACAGCAATACATTGTTACGGGGCATTACCGTCACGAGAAAGAGATTCAAGAGCAGGTGTTCGGCAGGTTCCCTGCAGGCTACGACGGCGACGGTGAAGACCTTGACGGCGACGAGCAAGTGTTCTACTGGTTGGAGTCCGACGAGAACATCGTTGTTGGTAGCGAATACGGCGATTTCATCGTGCAGGCTTGGCAGGTGGCGTGATGACGATTACAAAATTGCCACCGACCGTGTGCTGTGCCGACTGTGGGGAACCGTCGGCAGTCCATCTCATGCGTCACTATTGGGACAGGTCTATCTGCCTGTTGTGCGAGACCGAACTACAAAAGAAAGAGGAAAACAAGTGAAGAACTATTTCGTTACGTTCCACTACACCGTGCAGGTGCAGGCAGATGACGACGAGCAAGCGTTCGACAATGCGTGGGCAGAGTTTGCCCGAACATTGCCCGACTTGACGGCGAGCGACTTCGCAACAGGCGAGTGGGCGGAGGAGGCAGCATGAACCGTAAGCATTGGTCACCTGACCACCCTGCCGTCATCGCTTGGCGCAAACAGGGTCACTATCACAAACCTACGCTCGATGAACGCCGTCAGGCTGTTCTAGACCGTCGTGGTGTCAAACCTGACGGGCGACCCGTCCGCCACCGTGCCCTGTTAGGTCTGGTGTCCATCATCGCCTCCGGTTTCGTGTTCGACCATGCAGAGAACGCTGGTGGGGACTGGTGGTTGTTGTGTGGCATCTTGTTGGGTGCTGGTGGTGCGTTGTGGATTGACGCTATTCGGAGGGCAGGACTGTGACATACGAAGAATGGGGCAACACCTACAAACCGATACAAAACTTCACGGACTACGGTTTCGACCGTCACCTGTTCGAGACTTACGGTGAGGACTTAGAGTTCGTCCAAGCCGTCCAGAATGAACGCTGTTGGACGCTCGTTGAGGGTGATTCAGGTCTGTGGATTTTGGAGGGTCGCCATTTTGTGAACCGTCTGGGGTATTTCGTGACGCTCAACCCGTGGACTGAGGCCGTAGAGGTCGCCGTATGAGGTTCCTCAGAACGCTCACAGAACGGGCCGAAAGTGCCGTAGACCTGACACCGGTCAGATATGTCATCGTCAAAAAGGTTCACCCGACACTAAAATCGAACGGTGGCTACTATGCTATCCACGACAGAAAGGTGTGGCATTGGGTGAAAGACGTTGATAATGCGACAACTTTTCGGTCGCCGGATGCAGCATTGTTGGCTGCTGTTGGTAGTATGGTAGACATCTACCACTACTACGAAATCGAGCGCATCTAGTACGTCCCTGCTAGAGTGCGTTCCGAAAGCCCGCTAGGTTCCCCCTTTCCCTAGCGGGCTTTCGTTTTCTCCTGCCACTCTAAGTCGGAGACGTACGCTTTCCGTTCGTAGGGGGTCATGCCTCCCCACATTCCGTCGAAACAGTATGTTTCCCGTTCGACTTTGAT